CACAACTAGCCAATGCCAACGTGCAACGACGGTGAATCGATTGCGCAAACCGCCCAACAAGTTTGAAGTGGCACGAATGCGCTGTTCAGTTGGTTTTTCATTGATGCTCGTGCCAACCCGTTAGTCCATGTAAACTTCATCTAGCTCGGGTTCAACATCTTGTGTGCGGTCGACGGGCTGATTGGAGCTTAGATCGACCTGAGCGAAACGCGTTATGTCGTCGTTGTAGACTAGCTTCAATGAAGCTATACACCGACTGCCCACCAGCTTGGTGAATACCCCCGACTTAATTTCTACACAGCCTCGCGGATGATGCGGATACTCCGGCTTCCACTTGTTGATGCTCATTGGGTAATCAGCCTTTAGGTGGTTGAACAACATGCGCATTTTCTTGGTGGCAGATCGTGCCGACGTGTTCAAGAAGGAACCGTAGTTGAGGATTGCATCAGCATCGCCAGTAAGATCACTTCTATAAGATTCACTTAGCATTTTACCAAACATTATCGAGGGTATTGCCGAGTAGTCTTTCGATATTTGAACCATGATCAGCTGTTTACGTCTGTCTACAAATTGCTTGTGCCTTTCGCCGGAGAAAGCGACTGTATAACTCTCAACCATCCTGCCACGCCTTTGGTAAAACACCGTCATGCTATCTCCATCTTTAGCGTAACCAAAGGCTGGCAGTGCTTTGCTCTTTTCGCAGTTCTTTAGACTGGCACCGCCCCAAAAACACGGCTCAAAGCTCAAATACAGCTTTCCAGCGTGCGTAAAACTCTTGTTTGCGGGTATCTTGTGCTCGACGTCTACAACGATGCTCATACACATCGGACGCATCAAGTAGCTGTCGCCATCAAACCTGACTAGAGGCTTGCCGGTAGGAGACTTGAAACTTAGACCTTGATCTTTCTCAGCGAGTACGTAGTTGCCATACCATTTGTTGAACTCTTCCTCTGGCAGTTTGGAAATTTGATCTTCCTTGGGAGTCAATACTGATTCGACGGTGAGATCTAATATGCGCTTGGCGAGTATTCCCTTCATATTTACGTAGCCCAAAATGCCGGCTCTCTCGCCTTGATGTACCGGCATAAAGTCGTCCGCTCGCGGGAAAGACAGTTGACGATAAACCTTAGGTCTTCGAGGCATCATTTTCAAAATTTCCAAGTCTTCGTCGGATGGAGGTCGGTTGGGCATCTTGAGGTAGCTCATGAACTCGTCTTTAATTCCCTTGTGTATCATGGGATCACGCATCTTCATGTCGCGCAAGTTTATTCGGCCCTTTCTCTTCCTACTCGCATTGATGGTCTTAATGACGTGATTGGTTCTAAAATCGGACTGGTATCCACCCACCGTTCTCACTTTTGCACTTTGTTTGCCAGGCTTGACGCCAAAACATTTGAGTTGCTCATCAATACCACATTCGCCGCTGGTCACTTCTCGTTTTCTCTCTGTGGACATGGACGCTATTACCTTTAGAGACAGTTGATCGCTCCACGCAACTTCGCCGGTCAGGAGGTCATCATCATCTTTCGGAAGCATGCCGATTTCGATTAAATAATCAAGTTCATCCATCTTTAACAACCACTTTTGTCGTAGAGAAACTAAGTTCGCATCATATATAGAACGGACAACATCCATTGAGTCGCCCCAGGTTATGCTAGATCGAGCTCTCTTGACGCAATCCAAGATGTCGTCTATCAAGGTCAAGCCGGTAAGCGGCTGTATACCAAGATGACAATGCACGAACGCTTGTGGATACAACCCGTTGGGCCCACAAACCACGTTGTTGAACTCAGCCATGCGATATGATTCTATTGCTTTATCGGTTGAGTCTTTCATCATGATATGCCTTAAC